ATCGATGCAGACGAGATGAACGAGATGATGGCAGACCTCTGAGGGGTCGCCCCCCATCCTACCACACCCCATTTCTCTACACTAACTCATGACTGATAAGCAACTACAGAAGATCGCAAAGATCAATGGGTGGATTAAACAACGTAACGGGGCAAAGCATCAACTATGGCAGCATCCTAGCGGCAAGATTATAACTTTGCCGTATCGCCCTAAGCAACACACAGCAGTGTTGCTAAGTAAGAAACTAGCAGCGGTCAGTTAGTGACACTGGGGGCAGTTAATTATGCCCCCTATGTTATACCTAGGCGGGCCGAGCGAAAAGTTTGGGTCCTTCCTAACCTACAAAAGTATCCCAACGACCGATAAATATTTTTGAAAATGGTTTTTTGAAAACCTCGAAAAGAAAAAAATTTTCGCCAGAAAAAATCATGGAAAAACCCGATATAAACATGTACCAACAAATTTTAGATAACTTCGACGCATTTTGTGATGGATTCCAACAACAAGCAGCAGAACGATACCTCAGAGGAAATGACGAATCCCCCGTCCTTTCCCGATACGCCGCTCAGTACCGAGGAGATACTCCTAGTGCTGTCACAGAGGTTAGTGAGCCTGGAGGAGAGACTCCTAGCACTGGAGAACCCACGGTTGATGTACAAGCGTCCGAACTCGACTGAGTACGAAAAAATTTCAGAAACCCTTGACTATTTGCATAATAACGTTGAGGGACTGAAGAGAGACTTGTACAGAGTTGCGACAACACGATAATGGCAGTACCCTTCATAAACTTCTTAGCACCCTCTATGGGGGGCATAGGACCAATTGAATTAGCGGACTTCAATAAACTGCAGAGATTGCAGCAGACTAGCGGTGTGCCGTTTTATGCTGGGAGGTTTTATCCGAAGGACAACCAAGCAATTATCGATGGATTGCAACTAGGTCTGATCTCACAGACCCCACCGTGGCTTACATGGGAACGTATCCAACCTACTCAGATTTGGATGGTTCCAGCATTTGAGGATGAACGGATTGTAACAATGAATGTTACGATAGAACGCATAGACCTTTGGCCTAGGGATGAGGATGACTATGAGGGTGTCGAAGAACCTACGAAGAGCGAACTAGTCAATTTCGTACCTCCTGGGTATGGGGGATCAGTGGAAGCAGATGCATGGGGTTCTTTGAATCTTTTACCGAGTTTTAACGGTAGTATAGATCCTGGTGTAGAGATCAAGCAAAATCTTTCATACATTCCTCCAATCATTACCCTAGGATATTTGGGTATTGCTGAGGTTCAGGGGTTTTGCTCCGAGTGGGGTTTTTATGATCAGGAGTTGACCATTGTGAATGGTACGAGGTATGGTCAGGAACAGTATGGGTATGGTGGAGCTGATGCCCTAGGATACGACTACTCCGAGGTTATCAAAGTAAGACCAGATGGGGCGTGGATATACCGAGACGCCGAGATACCAGAATCTGGAGAACTTCCATCATATGATGATTTAGCTGATAGAGGTTTCTTTGTACCATACGTACAGAACTCTGCATACTATAACAGTGCCATCTTTGAGGAGCAGTATGCTTATCGATTTGGTAATCAGTACTGGAATACTTTAACGGGCATTGATGATTCTGGTAATGCTAGGGCTGGGATGATCACCGAAATCCGAACATCTCAGTTGGACTGCATTGTATACACGATTAAGGTTGCTTGTACGACTATTGTGGTTCCAGATACACTGACTGGTCCTGATGAGGTCGTTAGACAAGAATTAGCGGCGGCGGCGCTCGAATCGTTTGCTAGTAACCTATCCAACAATATTTGGTATTTCTATCTACCTGTTAGGTATAATGGGGAGATTCCGAATCAGAGAATTGAGTATCTGTTGAATAACACGGCAATAAATAGGATTAACCTGGATACTGACCAATAATGGTATTACCCATTGCTAGATTTAAAGGGTTGACGTATTCGAACCACGATATTCACCCACCACCAATTCCGAATCCCGCGCCTGCTGGGTATTCTGCAGACGTTTTTATCAATGGATTACCAGCACACTCTACTGGTAATACATGTGTTCCGCATACAATTCCAATTATTCCTCCACCTCCGCCTCATCCTGACGTACTAATCAGTGGTCACGCTACTGTGCGGATCAATGGCGGATGTGCTGCTACGACAGGATCTGTAACAAACTTTGGTGCTCCTGTAATAGGACAGTTTAGTCATACGGTATTCATGGGTAATGCTCCACTATTAACTGCTATTGTCAGTGAATCTGGAGAGGTAACACAACCACCGCCACCTCCACCACCAGTGGCATAATGTGGTATAATATAGAAGTCAATTGATTAAACACTATGGCAAAGTCAAAAGTTGGTTTGGTAAAGTCGAACTACACTGAAGGAGCACCGAAGAAGACTCGTCAGGGGCGTTCTAAGAACACTCACCTAGGTGCAAGTTCACGCAATGGTCGCAAGAAGCGTTATCGCGGTCAAGGTCGATAAATAGTCCTAGAGATAGCAACCTCTCTAAAAGTTCTGGAAACAGACTTTAGGGAGGTTTTTTAATGGGACTCTTTCCAGTAGACAAAAGTGAAGAATTTATCGAAGAAGGTATGACACTCATTACTGAGACGGACAGTGACAGACTACTAGATGCCGCTGCAAAGCGTCGTAGATCAAAGATGAAGGAAGAACTATACCCACTGCCCGAAGACCGCCTTGAGCGTCCTTGTGGAGGGGCAGGTGGATTTGATGATTTTGTTGAGCGTTGGCACGAGTGAATAAATAAAGGTAGCCCTAGTCTACCATTATGCCTGATTTTCAGACGTTCAAAGATTTGAGCGTCACCTTCAAAAGTCATCCAGTGACTGACGACCTTGTGGTCGTGAAGGATAAGGCAGCTATTGTGCAATCTGTTCGTAATTTATTATTGACTCAAAAGGGCGAAAGACCATTCCAACCAGACTTGGGATCGGATATCACAAGACTACTATTTGAACCTCTAGATTATGGTACTGCTGGTCTAATTAGAGCAGCGATATATGATGTTCTTGGTCGATACGAACCTAGAATTAGAGTGGATACCGTTGTCGTTTCACCTGTTGAAGATGACAACGGTTTTGAGGTTGAGATGTCATACATCATCGTTGGTAGAGATGATACACCAGTCAACGTTGAGTTTTTCTTAGAGAGTACACGATAAATGCCATACACACAGGTTGCAAACTTAGATTTTGAGCAAATCAAAATTTCTCTTAGAGAATATCTAAGGTCGAATTCTGATTTTACTGATTATGACTTTGAGGGTTCTGCTCTGTCGAACCTCATTGATGTATTGGCATACAATACATACTATACGGCGTTCAATGCCAACATGGTTGTCAATGAGATGTTCATTGACTCTGCATCGCTCCGTGACAACGATGTATCGCTTGCTAAGCAGTTAGGGTATCGTCCTAAGTCAAGGACCGCTCCAACGGCATACACGGGGTTTACAGTGACCTATGGGACACCTACTACAGATACAGAGGTTACCCTAAAAGCAGGATCAGGATTTCTAACCTCGTGGGACAACACACTATACCAATTCATCGCAACTAGAGACATCAGGGCACAAGTAGTTAATAATGTTGCTACTTTCAGTGAAGTGCCATTGAAAGAGGGGAGTTGGATAACCAATACTTACACCTATCAATCAGCATTGAAGAGTCAAAGATTCATTATTAACAATGCTGGCGTTGATACATCTACGATTCAGGTAAGAGTTTATCCTTCTGCTCAAACTACTCTATACAAAGAGTATACCCTTGCAGATAATATTTTAGAAGCAAAACCATCTTCCGAGGTCTACTTCTTGGATGAGATGTCAGAAGAAAGATATGAAGTTATCTTTGGAGATGGAGTATTAGGAAAGAAAGTTGCAGATCAGTCCAAGATCGAGATTTCGTATTTGGTAACCGCTGGTCCAGATGCAAATGGAGCAAAAACATTTACTTTCTCTGGAAACATTGTAAATCAGTCTGGAAGCACACCACCAAACTTTACTGTTTCAGTAATCACTTCACAGACCGTTGCTGCAGCAGGTGGTGCTGCTATTGAGTCTGTGGACAAAATTAAGTTCCAGGCACCCAAGATGTTTGCAGCACAAGATCGTGCAGTTACATCACAAGACTATGGTTCTATTGTAAGAAACCTTTATCCTGCTGTTAGCGATGTTATTGTATTTGGTGGAGAGGATCAAGACCCACCAGCATATGGAAAGGTCTTCATTTCAGTCAAACCAACAGACGCTGCACGTTTAACATCAGTAACTAAACAAGAAATTAAAGAAAAGTTGAAAGAGTATAGAGTTGCTGCTATCACTCCAGAAATTATTGATCCATCTATTCTTTACGTTGAAGTCAATAGTAAGATTTTCTACAGTCAGTCAAAGACCGAACTTGGAAGAACCCAGATCAAAGATCTTGCAATCAGAGAATTCCAAGACTACATCAATACTTCTGGAACTGAAAAGTTCAATGGTAAGTTCAGATACAGTAAAGCGGTTGCTGTGATCGATAATGCAGAAAAAGCAATCAATTCAAATCTGACTTCCGTTACGATGAGAAAAGACTTTTATGCTCAGATCAATTCTACTGCATACTACGAAATTTGTTATCAAAATGCATTCTTAGATGATGACGACCCTGTTGTATCATCAACTGGATTTGTTGTTACAGAATACCCCAACTTCACAGTCTATATCGAAGATAGGCTAGGCAAAATCATCCTATATAGACTAGATAGCATCACTGGTGAGAAGATCCTTTTGGATGATAACATTGGTGATGTTAATTATGAAAAAGGTGAAATTCGTTTGTATGATGTGACCATCATTAAGGGCACATTTGGTGATAATCGCATTGAACTGAGAGTTAAACCACTTGAAAATGATATTGTTGCGAAACGTGAGGTTTACCTAGATGTTGATGTAGCAAAGAGTAGTTTTGTTGCTGTAGCAGAGTAATTTAGATGTCCGTAAAGAAGAAGTCAATTTCAACTCTGATCGAGTCTCAGCTCCCAGAGTTTATCTCTTCTGAGTACGAACTTTTTAGTAAGTTCGTAACAAAATACTATGAGCAACAAGAGTTGCAGGGACAACCACTAGATGTCCTCAGTAACTTGCAGACTTATGCTGACATCGATTATTATGAGAAGAATTTACTTAAGAAAAATTCTGCTCTAGTTGGCAACATCACAGATTCTCAGGCAACCATTACTGTTGAAGATGCTACATCTTTTCCAGAAAGCAATGGTTACATTCAGATTGATGATGAAATCTGTTTCTATAAGACAAGAAACGATACTCAGTTTTTAGAAGTTTCCCGTGGAGTTAGTGGAAACACAAAATTAGGTGATCTGTATTCTTCAAGCAATTTTATTTCTACTGATGCTGCAGCACACTCAGGTGGATCTGTAGTACACAATATTAGTAACCTATTTCTTTACGCTCTAGTAAAGAGTTTTGAGGCTCAGTACTTAGGTGCATTTCCAGAGAAGTATTTAAAGGGCGAAGTAGATAAGAGAACTCTTATCAAGAATATTAGAAATTTCTACAAAGCAAAAGGTACTGATGCTTCTGTTAGATTCATCTTCAATACATTAGTTTCTGGTGGCGAAGAGAATACCCCAACTCTGTATAATCCAAAAGATTTTACATACAAATCTTCAGAGTCTGATTGGGTAAAGGGATTTGCTCTAAAAGCAAAAGTTTTGAGTGGAAATCCAAATGATCTAATTGGAAAGGTAATCACTCAACCACAGACAGATTCTGTGCCCTTTGCATCTGCTACCGTTGATAACGTAAGATTTGACAGCACTGTTGATGGTGAGCAGATTTACAATATTTTCTTAGCACAAGAAACTATCAATGGTGAATTTGCTGTTACTTCTAAGACAGAACTAACAAAGCAAATTTCTTCATCGGATGGTCCAGGATCTACTATCAGTGTATTTTCCACATTGGGATGGAAGAAGACTGGCAAACTTTTAATTGGTAACGAGTTATTCCAATTTAGTGACAAGAATATAACTCAATTCACAATTTTAACAAGACAGAACAATACAGTCCACCCAACTGGCACTGAAGTTTATGAACCAATTGAGTTGACTGGTGCTGGTGTTACTCTATTGGGTTTTGGACTAGTTTATAATCTAGAAGTTACTAATGGTCAACCAAACTCATACACTGGGGATAGGGTAGAGATTTCTGATCCTGGGTTTTCTACCCCAGATCCAAAAATTACCAATATCTCTAACAATACTGTTAGATGGAAACTATCGACATCGGTTCAAGTAGCTACCCCTGGTTATGCATCAATTCAGCAAAGATTATCTGGTCTGGCAACAGATGTATCTGCAATATTTGAAGATGACCAGTACTATTATGTTGCTGGATCTGGTTATCCATCATATCCCATCTTAGATGGTGCATTAAATGCTCCACTCAATGCCGCAGATCAAAAACTACTAAAACTAATCAGAAAGCAGGCAACAAGAACTACAGAAATTTACGAGACTCCAAAAACTGATGTTGGTATTCTTGTAAATGGAACTCGTTTGTATGGATACAAAGATCCAGATTTTGTTGATTTTGGTGTACTGCAGCAAATCAAAGTCTTTTCTCAAGGATCTAGATATACCCTACCACCATACGTTTTAGTTGATGGTGTGCCAGGAAAAGCGATTGCTAGACTTTCTGGAGAATTTGTAGAGTCTGTTGAACTAGTTGGCAAATCGCTATATCCAGTAACTCCAACTGTAGAGATTGTTTCTGGAAGAAATGCTGTTGTTCGTGCTATCGTAACTTTGGGTAAAGTTACAAGTTTGGTAATTGATAATCCTGGTGAATATTATTCTGCGCCGCCAACGATCATTATTAGAGATAAAGTTGGTAGAGGAAGATTTGCAGAGTACACTGCTCTCCTAGAAGGTGGAAAAATTGTCGATTTTGAAGTTATCAACGAAGGCGAGTTCTATTCACAGCAAAACGTAGAAGTTTTAGTTTTACCAGTTGGTTCTGGTGCTACTGCTAATGCAGTTCTGAAAAGATGGGTCAAGAATAGATTTAAAAATCTAGAATCAAAACTAGACAATGAAAATGGTTATCTATTTGAGAACTACAATAAAGAGTTGGAGTATGGTTACGGTCATGTTGCAAACCCCAAGGCACTACGTATTGCCCTTGGAGACAACTTAAATTCTACTCTACAGGAACCAGCAACAAAAACACATTCTCCAATCTTGGGATTTGCATATGATGGCAACCCAATCTATGGACCATTTGCATATCAAAATCCGCTTGATAATTCGTCATCCATTGTTAGGATGACATCTAGTTACATTCTTAAAACATCAAGAGCAGAAGGTCCTGCTATTGCAACATATCCTCTTGGTACTTTTATTGATGACTATGAGTATAGACACCGCAGTGGATTGTTAGATGAAAACAATGGAAGGTTCTGTGTTACTCCTGAGTACCCCAATGGAACTTATGCGTACTTCTTAACTATTGACTCAACCCAGGATCCAGTATATCCATACATTGTAGGCAAAAATTTCTACTCTCTTCCAGTAGATTCTAATTACAATTCAAATCTTTCTCAGAGTGATCTTCCAACAAATGCTCGTCGTTTAAGAGTTGCTGGTATTCCACAAAATGGTGGAGATGTGATTGCTACAATCAATGATATTAAATCTGGAAGTGTCGATGGATTTGAAGTAGTATCCTCAACAAATAATTTCTCTGTAGGTTCAGAGCTCTTTATTGACAATGATGGCACAGATGGTTTTGGAGCATCTGGTTCAGTATCTTCTGTAAAAGGAAAGTCTGTAAATTTCTTAGAGTCTCAGCAAACAAAGGCAACTAGACTTGAGATCATCAATCCAGCGTATCTATTCGAGGGTGATAGATTAACGCAACCATCATCTGGAGCTTATGGGGAGATTGTTGGTGATGTAAGAAATGATACAACTGTTGTTTTGAGAGATGTTCAGGGTGTTTTTGACACTACAAATACTTTCTCTGCTCAGATTAAAGTATTAAATTTACTTCTAGACAAACCATCATCTTATGTCAGGGGTTCTATTCTAAAACTAACAGATGGTTTTATTGCAGAAGTTGCTTATGGTGAGGTTCTAGAAACTACATCAGAGTCGAATATCGTAACAGTAAAGGTTTTAACCAGTGTCGATTTTAATGGAGATGGGACCTTAGAAACCCCAACTGGCACTGCTCCAAATTATTTCGAGACAGAAGATAATTTAGCAGATCATTATTTGCAAAGTAATTCTTTATCTGATACTTCTGGATCAAAAATTCAAAATATTACCTCTTTAAGTGATGGATTAGAACCATTTGAAGTAAACCAGTTAGTTGCATTACTAGAAACTTCAGATAATCACGGAGTTGGAGTTGGAGATGTTCTAAATGTTTCTATCAATCCAAATGATCTAAGTACCACAACAATTTACTATGTTAGAAAGAGAATTTACCAGGATCTAAAATTAAGAGCTCCTGCTTACAATACATCTGTAAATTATGATGGAGTTGGTCGTTTGTTGACTGTAAATGTAGGATGGGACTACGCACCAGGAAGTTACACTAATGTTCCTCTAACTGGTGGATCTGGAGAGGGAGCAACAGCAAATATTGATGTAAACTCTGATGGATATGTAACAGATGTTCAGATTACCGATTGTGGATCTGGATATAAAAGACAAGATATTCTTTCAGTAGAAGATGGTTCGCTATCAAGATCTCCTGCATCTGCTAGCACTCAAAGAGTAAAATTATTTGTAGACCATGTTGGTGTTTCCAGAGAAGCAACCAAGATCACTTTAAATGATGCTACAAGGTATGCACAGAACGATAGATTGAAGATTGACAGCGAAATCATCCGTATTATTTCAATTAGTGGTAATGTAGTTACTGTCGAAAGAGGAATTGATGGTTCGTCATCTGTTGATCACTATGATAAAGCGCCAGTAAGTCTTTACAAGGGCAGATATAATTTTAGTCCAAGCTTTACTATTAATGGGTGCGAGAGTGTAACTTATGATTCAGATACGCATATGCTATATGTCGTGTATCCATCATCAACTAATATTTCCACTCTACAACCACTAACTGAACAATTCTCTTTCTTTGATAACAGTAATCCAAATAGATTGGTTGATATTATCTCAGTTACGGATCCAGTAAATAAATTCGAATTTAAGAAAGGACAGTTTGGAGTTTATCAGACAAATCCCGTACTAGAAATACAAGAGTATTACAAATATAAATTTGATACCTCAGATTCTTCTTTGACTGGAACCTACTTAGATTTTAGCCCAAGCAAGAGCTTTAATATTATTCCAGTAGAAAAAAATGAATCTACTGTTCTTCCAGGATCTCCTGGTGCATACATTGATTTGAAATTTGGATTTGGAACAAGAAATTCTAGCAACACTTACACAAATAAAGTAGTAACTGAATTCAGTAACTATTACTATTTTGATAAAAATGGTATTTGTGAATCGGATGATTCTTACCTAACCATCATCAAAGACCCCTTAACTGGCAGAAAGGTTGCAAATTACGTTACCGCAAATAGAATTTGTTATGATATGCAGAAGGCACCACAATGGGATGGTAGCGGTTCGATATCATATACTACAAGTTCTGCTTTTGCAGTTGGCGAAATTTCTTCTGTTGCTATCACAAATATTGGAGATAATTACAAGAAGACTCCACTTGTAGTTGGCGTGTATCCTTCACCAGAAAATTTAGCAGTAGCAACTGTTTTGTTTGATGACTTTACAAAGACAATTACTGGAGTTAGGGTAGATAATATTGGAAGCAATTATTCTAAACCAAAAGTTGTTATTACTGACGGTGATGGATCGGACGCATTATTCACGCTAACATCCAGAAACGGAAAGATTTTTGATATTCAAGTTAAGAGTCCAGGAAGAGGTTATACTACAGCGCCAACAATTGCGATTATTGAATCAGATGCTCGCATCTATGCAAATGGATCTGATATTGGAGTTCCTAAAAATGTTTCAATCGTTAGAAATGGAGCTTCTTTCCATAAGGATAAAACCTTATATTCCGATTTTACATCTTCATTCGTATTTGCGTTAAAAAATTATCCAGAAAATGCATTTAAGAAAGGTGAAGTAGTAGTACAATTGATCAATGGAATTGAAGTTGCTAGAGGTGTAGTAGCAAATGGTGGATGGCGTGAAGGATCTAATCTACTCAAGGTAGAAAAAGTCCAAGGAGAGTTTAGATTAAATAATGAAATTAAGAGTCTGAAGCGTGGAACCTCTGGAACAATCACAAATGTTTTTGTAACGGTTTTTTCACCACAGATCAAATCTTCATACGATAATCAAGGTTACTATACATCAGATAGAGGAAGAATTGGTAATTCAAATCAGAGAATCACGGATTCGTTCTTCTATCAAGATTATTCGTATGTAATTAGATCTAGAACTCCAATCAATACTTGGAGAGATCTTATTAAGAGTACAACTCACCCAGCAGGCATGAAACTGTTTGGTGAAGTTATTATTGATCCAAAACTGGAAGGAGACAAAGGCGCTACAATGCCTATCGAGTCTCCAAAAGCAGATCACTTTACTGTTATTCAATTATGGGATCCAGAAAAGAATAAGATTACAGTAGAGAATACTAGAAGGGTTGTAACTCAATCAATTCAAAAACTCGAAGACTACCGCTCAAAAGTTGGTACTGGTTCTGTTTCTGTACAAGAATATAATTTTACCGATCTTATTGCTGCACCAATTAAACTGGGAGCAGACTTTGATGGAAGATTTAATGCAGATGGGCAATTAGTTGGCACCAGAACATTTAAAATCAAAAACCTAGAAACAAACGATGCAGTATTTCCATATAATGAAGAAGCATTAATTAAACGATTGATGGTGTACTTCAGGAACCTGGAGTTTCTTATACAGTATCTAATGATGAGATTACTTTTGCTGCTCCTCCACTTGGAGACGATGTTGTTGAAGGGCAAGAAATTCCACAACAAAAATTCTTAGGAAAGGTATTCTCATTTAGATCGAATGCAGAAAATCAAAGGGTTTTAAGAAAAATTAAAAATATTTACCAGAGAAATGGTAGATGGTTAGATGCGGCAAACCAGATTAGATTTAACGAAGAGTTTATTGTATCAGAGACTCTTGGATGGTTTGAGTCAAACTATCAATCTGTAATTTCAAATAATACTATTCCATGGAATATTCTAGAGTCTAGATTCGAAACAGATTTGAGATTGATTTTACAAGCAATTGAGCATGATATTAGATTTGGTGGAAACATCAAATCTGCAAATTATGCAGAAGGATATTATGATTCATATGCTGCTTATAGAACATATATTTCAGCAGCGTTTGATTATGCTATTAGATTGTCTAAAATGGCAATCGTTAACTGGGATTGGATTGCCACTGGTGCGTCATTTACTTTGGGAAGTAATGTAATTACTGTTCCAGATACAAGTATTATTCCTATTGGTGCATACGTTAGTGCTGGTGGAGCATTCCCACGAGCAAACAATATCGAAGTTACTGAAATCATTTCCGATACACAGGTTCGTGTATCTGCGTCTGCATTGCAAAGTAGTGGTGTTCCGCCAGCTGGATCCGCTGTTCCTGGAATAACACCTCTCTCTGGAACACAGACTGTAGATGTAACAACTTCAACATCGACAGCTTCAGTTCCCGCTTCTTACTCTGTTGGTCCTGGAACTACTCTAACAGTTCCTCCATTGTTCAGTGTTCTTGATCAAGTGACATTTACATTTGTTGGAACAAATAGTGGAACATTCTATGACGCATCTAACCTGATTGACAAAAACAGAAATTATATTACAGATTTTGCTGTTAACTGGGCACAAGCAACTTATCCTACTATCAATTGGGCAACCAAAGAGACTAAGTGTAGAAGAGATATTGGATATCTTCTTGATGCCGTAATTAAACACTTGCGTTATGGAGGAAACAATGAGTTAGTAGAGTTTGCCGAATTGTATTTTATTGGAAGTAAATTACACTACATCAATGATGACTTAACTGCAACTCTTGCAACTTACAATAAAATTTTGACAGAGTTGTGTGTGCAGGCAATGCGACAGACTCTTCCTGGAACAACCCCCTATACCAACATACTTCCAGTATTAGATAATGGCGTTATTACTGATGCTAATGTGCCAACATGCGCTCCTGTAGAATCTGCGCTTCAAACATACAATGATATTGTTTCCACAATTCTACAAACTGGTCCTACTGTAATTAAAAAGACCTATATTAATCCAAACAAAACTGGCAAATACACTCCACTTACTCCATACAATAACCTTAATATAATTCCAGATATTAATTTGATTTTCTCTGAATGTGCTGATGTAATTTCATCTGTTGCTTCTTTGAGTGCAAATATTAGTGCTGCACTTTCTGGAAGTTCTATCGCTAAAACTCTTCCAGATTATATCGATGGTGAAACAAGTGTGTTTGATCTTTACTATGAAGACGGAACTGACGTTATACTGCCAGGACCAGAAGATGATTTGTTTGTTTCTTTAAATGGTGTTTTACAGAGAAACAAATTTAGTTCAACGGAACCAGCCTTCGACTCTTACTATATCGATAGAAGCAAGACTCCAAACCAGATTGTATTTACATCTCCACCAATCTGGGATCAGGATGTATCTGCTCTAACGATTGGGGAACCAACTGCGGTTGAAAAATTCTTTGCCTATAACGTAGGAAGTTACAGAAGATATACAACAGATAAGACATTGGTATTGGAGGAAGATTCTTCCTCTAGAGGTCCTTTCTTGATTCTTTCTGTTGAGGATAATAAGGTTTATAATGTAGATGATCAAAGATTCTTGGTTGTCTTGGTAAACGGGGTTATCCAAGAATATGAATCTGCATATACAATTAGTGGTCCTCAAATTACATTCACTTATCCACTAAGAAAGGAAGATGTTGTTGACATTAGACTTCTTTATGGAAAAGAGTATGAGAAGATTGTAACTTTCTATGACCATGAACCAGGAAGTTATTTAATTGAAAAAACTTTAACTATATTAGATCCTTCCAAATCTGTTTACTATCAATTTACTGATTGGTGGCGCAGTGAGAAACCAGATGCAGTTTCAAACTATGCCAATGTTTATTTCTATCAGACAAAACAGAATGGATTACCAAACCCAATTGGTAAGATGGTTCATTACTACCACAATGGATCTTACTTAATTTTCAATCTACTTTCAAACAATACTGACCTAGAATTGGGCACTCTTAATATTTCAATTATTGGTGCATCTGCGGGTTCACCAGAAGTTGTTATTGATCCAACTACAAATCCATTCTCTCTTGTTACCGAGAATGTTGATGGAACTGGGACTATCAAATTATACAGAGAATCTCAAACTTGGTATAAAAATGATGTCCAAAGAACTAAGGATGCTCTAGGCAAAAAAGGATTTTTCAAGATTGCTCCTGGAGATAAGGTCAAGATTGATGGTGAAGATGCCTTTAGGCAAATTAAGAAAGTACCAGATAATGTTTACGCCAAAGAGTATAGAGTAGATAATGATGTAACAAATGATCATTACGGATCTTACACTGTTACTCCATATAATGGTATTACTAGAGGTGAAGGACTTTCTGTTGTTGCTAACATCACAAATGGTGTTGTAACATCTTTGACTTGGAACCAGAAACTAGTTGATTTCTCAAATCCAGATAATCCAAAGGTTGCACAACCAACTGCATATCAATATTATACTCCACCTATCTTAGAGTTTGTACCTAAAGATGGCGCTGGTGGTGGCGCTCGTGCTGAGGTAATTGTAAAGAACGGACAGGTAATTTCAGTAGATCTAATTACTGGTGGAAGTGGATATACAGTTGCTCCTAAAGTTGTTGTTACTAGACAGTATAAACTAGTTCGTGACAATGAAGTAGAGACTAATGTAATTCGCGTAGGAATTAATAAAGTCATTAAACAAGGAATTGTTGCTACATCAACTATTGATAGACTTACTTTACCGCCACCAGAGTTTGCACTCGTTTCTTCGGTAATTCTTGATTCGCCAAACTTTATTCAAGATAATATTGAGCATCATATTTGGCCAAAGAAAAAAGATGTTGATATGCCAATCGGAGCAGATCAACCTGGAATACAGATTCGTATTAGATCCACCGACAGAGTTGTTCCAATCGAAGCAGGGCAACCAGATAATGAAGATGGATTTGATAAGCAGGTCACTACCATCGTTACTACTCCAGTTGTTAATGTTCTTTCCTCTTCAAGACTGGTTACGAATAGACAGATTACATCTACTATTCAAAGAGAAATTGACAATACAATTATTGAGAATATTACCTTCCAAGCACCTGGAGCATTCTTGCAGATCGATCTTAATGTTGGCGATGGAGTTGTTTATATTCCAGATACAACAAAGTTCAAACCAAATGGCAAGATCCTTGTTGGAGATGAAATTATTTACTATCCAAGGAAGATTGAAGATCGTTTCCTTTTCTGTGAGAGGGGAGTTGATAGAACCCAAGAACAATTCTGGCCAGCTGGAACGTTTGTTCTACAACTACAGGATTATGTTTCTGTTATTCCTGGTGGTGTCAATGTTATCCATAGCATTAGTTCTGTCGAAACATCACATTTACCAGATGGAAGAGGAGCAGAAAGCACAAGAAGACATGAATTCTCTGGTCAAGTTGTAAGTGTTGAAACTACACAGAAAGAAGTTGTATCTATCTTACAGGTACAAACTGGTATTGAATCTGTATCGACAGTTCAATTTATAAGGGATAGAAAATTTGAAGTTGGAGTTATAGATATTGACCCAATGGTCATCACATATCAAGAAACTCTAGTAACACAACAAGATCAAATTAATGTGATCTTTGATTATTCTGTGAGGAAGGAATCAACATCAATTCTATTCTTTACTCCACCCTCTGGTCTCATTGATTACTACCAGGAAGAGGTATTATTTACAAATCCAATCGAAACTAGATTAAACGGATTTGTAACATTGATTGATAAAACCGTAACTAAGAGAAATGGTACTATCATCACTGTGATTAATCAGGATGAAGGAGTAGTTCAATATCAAGGTGAGTATACTGTTGGTAATCTTGGAGCAAATATAGGATCTTGGCAAACTGTTGGTTTTGATACTGGAACGACCAAAGTTTCGGATTGGACTATTCAGCAGTTTGATAGATATTTTGCCGCTGTTTCAATTAATGATTTTATAAAACGTGGAAATTCTAATTACACGTTGTCTGGGGAAAAATGGAATCTAACAAATCCATCTATACAAAATCCAGTGGCAATTTCTTCTTCTGCTGGAACTATAGGTGGTCCAATAGTTGTTCAAGATACCACATACTTCCCAAATTCTGGATACATATTCACAAGCGGAGGAACTGTAATTCAATATACCTCCAAGACTTCAACAACTTTTGAAGGATGCACCTTATACAGTGGACCAGATTTCATTGGTAATAACGATGAGATCATCCCATTTGAAGTTTCCTAAATAACTGCATAAATATAAATAACTCAGGCACAAATCACGTCGGAACAGAAAACCAATGGCTGCTATTATCTCTGATAAGTTTAGAATTTTTAACGCGAAACAATTTCTTGAGTCGCTAACTGAGGGTGCTAACGATACTAGCGCCGAACGTACCAGAATGTACTTCTTTGTAGGTCGTCCCCAACCTTGGGCGGCATACCTAGAAGTCTACTCAGTGACTGGTGGCAGTTTCTCGGTTGGTGACGAAGTTTACGTCGGTGCAAGTTATGCCGCCGCAACTTTCCGAGCAACAGTTTCGGCAGTTTATGACAGTGCTGTACTTCTAACAGGAATTTTTGGTTCCAACGGTGTCAATTCAACACCTGGAGCACTTGGAGCAAGTTTAGTCGGTTGGTCAGGTGGTGCTGGTGGATCTGCTACTGGTGTAACAGCAAAAGCAGGTGTCTATCGTTACGGTACAGAAAACGAACCACCCCTCCCACTGGACAACCAAACAGAAAAATTTGATGTCTATGATGACATTATTGCAGCAAAGAGAATTACGAGCGAGTATGCCCGTGCTGTTGTAAGACGTTACAATTGGGATTTGGTTGCCAATCCTAAGTTTGACATGTGGAAACCAGACTATTCAGCAACCCCAGCTGGCGGCGGACAAATTGGTAAGTCATCTGCTACTGGTGCCACAAGCATTTCTGATGCTAAGTTCTATGTAATGAACTCAGCATATGAAGTATTCAAGTGCCTCTACAACGGCGAAAATCCTTCAAATCCCGCTGGTCAGAATGCTACTCAGGAACCAATCACCACATCTGGTAATTATACTGGTGGTATTTTCACTGAGTCCCAAGGTGCTGGATACGTTTGGAAGTACATGTATACACTTCCTACTGATGATGTAATCCGTTTCCTATCCTCAGACTTCTTACCAGTCGTTCTACCAACAAACGCTAGCAGAATTGCCACTCAGGCAGCTGCTGTTGCTGGTGCTGTTGATGTTGTTGTAGTAAAAGATGCTGGTAGCAATCTACCTGCTGCACAGACTCTATACACTGCTATCCGTGGTGATGGTGGCGCTGGAGTTGTTGAAATCGTAACAACTGCTGGTGGAGCTATTGATTCTGCTAGAGTTGTTGCTCCTGGTTCTGGTTACACATATGCTTCCGTATCTCTTGCAAATGGAAATCTATTTGGAGATCAAGCACTAACCAGTAACGTTGCAACACCTGCTGGTTTTACTGGATCCATCGAAGTTGTGCTGCCTCCACAAGGAGGTCATGGTTCAGACATGGAGCTCGAGCTTAATGCTAAGAGAGTGATGACAAACATTCGCCTCACTTATGCAGAAGGTGCTGGAGACTTCCCTGTTGATAACGATTTCCGCAGAATTGGAATCGTTAAGGATCCAATCGACTTTGCAACACTTCAGTATGCAACTGCAGATACTCTGAATGGCATGTATGCTATTAAGGTTACTGGAGCAACTGCAGACTTTATTGCTGATGAAGTTATTTCACAGACTGTAAACGGTGGTGCAAATACCGCTTACGGTAAGGTTGTTTCTTGGGTTCTTGATTCTGGTTCAACGACTTCTGGCATCCTTAAGTTCTTCCAACGTCCTACTGAGCACGTAGATGCAGATGGTAAGGTCTATCGTTTTGAGGCAAATGGTGCTGCTGCTGTTAGTGGTGGGACATCCGCGGCTCAAGGCAATCCAGACACAACCGTTAATGGTCTTGTAGAAGGTGTCAACTTAACCAACGGTTTAGGTGAACCAGAGATTAGCAATAACTCAGGTGATGTCATCTATGTTGAAAATAGAAGACTCATCACTCGTGCTGCTGACCAAATCGAAGATATCAAACTCGTTATTGAGTTCTGATTTTATTTTTACTCC